TTGCAATGTGAAAGGTTCGTGTTGGGATACAAGTTTCTTTAAATACTCCATCTGTACTAAGGGATCTTCAATTGCTTGTAAGTGATCCATATAATCAGCTAGGTCTAATCCCATTCTTGCTACCCCGTAATAGATGGGAACTACCATAAAGTCATATATACAGATTACGAGATAGACTATCAGGGCCGTCCATCTCCATCTCATAATGCCCATCGTTATAACACCTTAACCGCATTTAGAATACCCACAAGAAACACATGAACTACAACCTTCAGAGATATAAAGGGAGGAACTGCAATCGGGACACGTAGGAACGTGCCGCACATCTACCGCAGCGCTGAATTGCTCCATAGCTTTATCCAATGACACACGCGCATCATGATGAGGTTTTTCTGCTGTGCCATCAACTTCCTTAAGAACTTTAGAAATTCCATCGGGAGTAGATAAAACCTGGATACCATGATCCCAAATAGGAGTGCTTTGTATGCCAGCTAATTGATTTACTACGGACGCTACTGGAATTCCATACTGCATGGCTATAGAAATCAAACGACAGATGGCCTCAGTATTAGCAGTTTCATTACCTCCTGCCTTACCAGTAGTCGCAAAAACCTCATAAATCGAACCGTCATCCTCCTTATTCACAGTCACATAGAGATTACCCATTCCAGTTTTTATTTTCGTTGTAACCCCATGCAGAGATCGAGATCTTTCTTTCCTAGGAGAAGCTGATTGCTGCCCAACAGGCGTGTCAGGCTCAGTAGAAACAGACCCAGCAGTTGTAGATACTAGTACTTCTTTCTCCCTGCTCCCCTGCCTGTAGACAGTAATGCCCTTACATCCCAACTCCCAAGCTCTCATGTAAGATTCCCATATATCAGTATCGGTGGCTTCAAAAGGAAGATTAATCGTTTTAGATATTCCACTATCTACATATTTCTGCCACACAGCTTGCATTTTTACATGATCTTTAGCTTCTATAACGTCTGAAGTAGCAAAAACCTTCTTGGTATCACCATCTAATTGCTCCACCAAATCATCAAGCTTGCCGCCAGTATAAAGAAACATATCAAGATCACTAGTAATCTCTTTAGAAGCAAGCTCATCCCTCAAATCATCATTCACATAGAAAAGCTCTACACCTTCAAGCTGGGAAGACATATTATGCTTCTTGTAAGACAGCGCAAAAAGCGGCTCTATTCCACTGGAAGCACTCGCAATCATACTTATAGTGCCAGTAGGGGCTATCGACAGCCGCCAAGCATTACGCATAGTGTCCCACTTACCACCGTTCTTTTTGTTGAGAGGGGACTGGTGAAACGCAGGAAAGCTTCCCTTTATTTTACCAAGAAACGCACTCTTCTCATCAGCGATATGCTTGAACATAGCGCCTATCTCATCAGCAAAAGCAAGCGCAGCTTTACTGCTATACGGTATTCGCAACTTAACTAATACATCAGCCCAACCCATCACCCCCAAGCCAATCTTCCGCGTCTGTTGATTCATATAAATCGTGTTGTCCGTAGGATGAATATTGGCATCCACTACATTATCTAGGAAATGAACGCATGTACCGATCACATCAGCGAGTCGCTCAAAATCAAATTTCTTAGCATCACCATCATCCAGAAGAAAATTACCTAGATTAATACTGCCTAGATTGCAAGACTCACCACTAAGAAGAGGTTGCTCTCCACAAGGATTCGTAGCGTTAATGCTCCCTAAATGTGGAGTAGAGTTGTCTTCATTAATTCTATCTAGCCAAACCATCCCTGGCTCACCGTTCTTCCACGCCCCCTCAATTAGTTTTGTAAATAATCCTTTAGCCCTAATGAATTTCCCTTCTCCATTTTCATCCAGTTGGCCCTCTTGATATCGGTTACAATCTAAAGGCCAAGTAAGATTTATAAACTCATCATTTTTAACTGCTTTCATAAAATTTGAATCAGCACCAACACTGATATTAAAATTATGAATATCCCCTTCTTTTGTTTTACATGAAATAAATTCTTCTATGTCTGGATGGTACACAGACATGATAGCCATGTGTGCACCATCTCTCTTTCCACCCTGTGTGATCATGGTTCCAACTTGACTCAATGTCTTCAAAACTGCAATAGGGCCACATGCCTTTCCCTGAGTGGTGGCAATAGCTCTACCCTTTGGTCGAAGCCCTGACAAGGAAAACCCTATCCCTCCGCCAAACTTTTCAATCATTGCTTGATCATGCGCAGACTTCATAATAGAAGACATGCTGTCATCTATATCCAATACATAACAGGCAGAGAGAGTCCCTTGACCAGTACCCGCATTCATCAATGTCGGAGAATTTGGAACAAAATCTAAGCTCCACATGAGATCAAAAAATTTATCAATTAACTTGGAGACAGCCTTATCGGTGGCTCCGTATTCCTGCTCTTGGGAAGCTATTGCAATGGCAACACGACGGAACATCTCCTCAGGAGTCTCTGTTACATGATCTTGTTCATCTCTAATCAGATAGCGCCGCTCTAAGACTTTAATCGAATTATCAGAAAGCTTCCCCACTTTTACATTCACCACCTAACTCCTCCTACTTGATATTCCTATGTGCCAAAACTCTACTACGATATATATATTTATACAAAGTTAAGACTTATACAAATAGCATCAATCGTTACCTCGTACCCTGAGATCCCCCCACTTCGCCACACACAAAGCATCCACACCATCTTGACTTAATTTGCTTATCTTAGCCCCAAAAATTTGTTTAGCCATAGATCGAATCTTATCTTTATCCGCGTTCCCGTCTCCAAGAACGGAACGCTTCCAGGTCTTGACATTTACAGGAAAGCAATCTATCTCGTGATGAAGGCAGACCACCTTACACATAGCCACAAAATGTGTGAGTTTGATCAGCGCAGCCCTGTTCTGTACCAGAGGAACGTCCTCTATAACCACAAAGTCATCAGTGACCATAGTCTTCGAAACATATTCAAAGAACTGTGGATAGAGTTGTTGTAAACGACTCTCCCAAGATCGTGATTTTGCGGTCAATTCTACCACATCAAATCCATCAGGCAATATCTTAGCGACAGCAATTTTTTTTGTAGATATATCTATCCCGTAGACCGTCATGATCTAAACCGTTCCTGACCTCTCCTAGTAACAACACGACTTATAGTTTCAAACTGTCCGTCATATAAGAAGAACCTACCCTTTAAAAGTTTAAGCTCCCCCGCTAACAACATGATCTTCATTTTCAAATCTTGAAGCTCAGCATCGTTAGCAAGCACCATACCCTTGATAGAGTCCTTTAATAGCTTCCTAGGGGAACTAGCTTCTAACTGCGCTCCACTTTCAAAGAGCATCAGATCAAAACCCTCACTGAGGATCGCTAGCTCTGCCTCTAGTTGCCCAATCCTATAAGAGGTGTAAGCCTTCCAAGCCCCCAGAAATAAAAACCAGTTATCTACTTGTTCATCCGATAGAAGTTCCGAATCACGAGGAAAATTATAACTTTCTCCTCCCTCTGGAGGAGATGGAACAGGAAAGACTTCTCCATACCCATTCTGTCCATACTCTTTTAATCGATCAACTTGTTTTTGAAAATCAGAAATTATCATCACATCCCCTTTACAAAATGGTCACGCTCACAGATAGTTCGAAAATTACACCAATCATGATTCTCATTAACCTGATAAGGAACTATCTTGTCTTCCGCTAAATAAACTTGGAGCTTTTTAAATTTTTTCAACACAGAATCTAAAACAGCATCATCTCTATACACTTCACAGATCTCATAGACCTGTGAGTTTTTATTTACATATAAAATTATTCCTTCCTTCAAATCTGTCATCAACGAATAGAGATTCCACTGTATTACATGCTCTGGTTTAGGAACCTGTTTATATTTGGGATTCTTAGGCTCTGCCATAGATTTGATCTCAAGAAGGATATGCTTCTTATCATGGGGTCTCTCAATGATCGCATCGTATGTTCCGTGAATAGGAGGATCATCCCACTCAACTGGTTGCTCAGATGAAACCAATATCCCAGCACCTTTCAACTTCTCCTCAATGAACGTGTGATAGACCGTACCCGTCATCATCCTGCGCA